CTTGGATCTAACGAGTCTTCTAGGCCCTCATCGCTGGCTAGCATTTGACACTCGGCTTCCATTGATGCCAAAAGCTCTCTTTGTGTTGGTGCATGAATCGTCATCCCGTTTTCAGGTATTGTTATACCGTCCCACTCTGGGCCATTTTGTTGAACGTAAACCGTAATGCCATAAAATTCATATTCATTTTTAGCACCGCGCTTTTTTGTTTTGAGAATAAAGGGACTACGGTAGGACTCTCTCATGATTCACGCTCTTGATCCGGTTCGGAGTTTGTGAGTTTGGCCGCTAGATTCCAAGCCATAAAAGCGCATGTCTGAGCGACGGCCGCTTCACCGCCGCTAAACAATGCAAGGTAGTCTTGCAGTGCTTTCATGTCGTCCGGTGTGGCAAATAATCCTACTGGCTCGATTTTCATTAGTTCACCTCGACTTTAATTGTGATTTCACCGCCCGCGATCATTTCCTGAATAACCTCGCGCACCTTGGTGCTGATGTCGGACGTGTCGGATTCATCGTTGTATATATTCAACGCGACTTGTTCAATATCATCGGTGTAATCTGAAATATCAAAATAGTCTGAAATGTCGAAATGTTGATTAAACCATTGATCTATACGGTCATCCACTTCGTCGTCGGTCATCACCGGTTCCTCCAAATCCATCCGGTCATCCATTGCTTGCTCGACGCCATCGCGCACCAACGTATATAAGCCATCACCGAGCGCCTTTTTATCCTGCTCATATTTTACAATATACAGACCACGCGTCTCACACTCGGCGTTCAGCGACCGTTGATCATCTTCACTAATTCTAATGTGGGCCTCGAGCCGTTCGATTTCATTACGCAATTCATCATGAGCATATTCAGCTAAAACAATTTTCTCTTTAAATCCTATCTGTCTTAATTCTTTCATCGTTTATTACTCCGTAGTAAGTGCGGGACCATCCCGCTGTATGGGATTATATGCGATAACTAACAACAATGTAAAGGGCGGCCGCTTACCAACGTTTCTACCCGTTGGCCCATGCTTCACGTAAATTTAAAACCCATTGTTCGGACTCTTTATTTAAACCGTTTCTGAAATCTATAGCAGTTCGATATAATTCTAATTCCACTTTGTCTAAATCGTATTCAGTTTCTAAAGAGCTTTTAAGCATTGCAAAAGAAGTTTTAGTATCTAAACCGGCATCTAACATGCATAGACATAGCCCGTGTAAATTGGTCGCTCGAGTATTTGTGAAGATGTTCATATTGTGCACTCCTTTAATCAGTGGCTATCAGGTTAGATTCAACAACAAAGCCGGTCCGGTCGCGTTTGGCTTTACCTTTGGCGCGTAAACCAACTATGACGCCGCCGGCTTTAACGTTAACGATGTCGGATAGATCGCCGTCGATAACCTTTTGACCGGCCCATTCTGGCGGTAAATCATTACGAAATACAACGGCCATTGGCGTATCTCGCGGCCGTCTGTTAACACTCTTTTGGTATTGGTCGCGCCCGCTATAACTGAATATTAGATTATAGTTTGACGGAGTCCGGCCAATACGATCGACACGTTTAGTATAGTCGTAGAAGTTTAACGCCGGAAACGCTTGGGGGATGCCATGGTTCTCGTAATCAATATCCGAAATAGTATTCAACCGGACCCAACCCGTTACATTTTGTTTAGTGCATAGCTTATCAAAGTTTGTGAGTTCGGCCCGCAATTGAGAAAGGAAACCGGAACGGTCGGATAAATAAAAGTCTGTTTTGTTTTGTCGCGCGGTTGCTACGTTTTTAAACGCACCACGGCCGCTAGACTTTAAACAGGTTTCAAAGCATCCCGCCGCTTTACTACCCGCGCATATTTTGCGATGGGGCATTAGCGACAGACTAGCGACGCGTATGTTTCCGCCCCGCTTGATTGTCTTGGCTATTTTAGTGTTAGAACCACCAACGTTTAATAGTTTCATGATTCAATCTCGCTCTTCTGGTAGTTTTGTTTCGGTGTAATAATAGCGGTTGTTGTCTGAGCCTGTAATGGTTTCCCAAACACTAGGATAGCCAGTGTTATCGTCCGTATAAAACATAATGTCACCTGTTTTGCCGTCAATAATATAATACTTTTTATCTGATAATAGTTTCATGATTGTTTATCCTGTTTAAAAATTAGATACCAAAAGAATAAATTAGCTAACACGCTGTATATAGTGCCGTCCGCTAAAATAGTCATTAATAATTATACTGTTCGGCGCGGCGGTCTCGAAAGCTTGCTTCAAAGTCACTGTAATCATTCATATTTACAGGTCGAGTAACGCAAGGGCCCTCGGCATAATCTTGTATGTTGTTTTCCCAAGATTCATAGGCAACTATAGTGGCCGGGATAAGGTCCATTCTATCGCCCTCGCATTGGTCGCAATCCCGCGACCATTGATACACGGCTAATTTTCTATCGACCGCTAAACTATCGATCAACACCTTTAACTGTTCACGTTCGGCTAAATAATCCATCTCAATTTACTCCGTAGTTATATAAGATTTATCGCATACTACCTGACAATAAAAAGGCCGTCAACTAAACGGGCTATTCACGGTCATCACTCCCCGGTGGTTCAAAAATACGCCGTAAATCGATTAATTGTTGTGCAATGGCGTCGAGTTTTTCCCGGTGTTGGCTAGTAACCAAATCATCGGCCGCTTTAGCTTTTAAGATAGAAACTTGAATATCGTTAACTAAACGATGTTGTAATTCTGATATTTTCGACATTTTACATATTCCTTGGGTTATGGGATTTATCGCATACTACCGGACAATAAAAAGCCCGTCAACTAAACGGGCTAATCATTTACCTTTTACGGTTGCGCTTTGGTTTTACTCGCGGCCGCTTTTTTTTCTTTTCAAATTCTTCAACGGCTTCCTTTCCATAAATTAATTCAACTAACCATCCAATCAAAAACATTATTTAACCACCTTTAACTTGGCTCGGGGTTTAGCTTTCGCGTTGGCCTTAGCTTTAACGGTTGCCCTAATAACTGCCTTGGGTTTTGGTTTGGGTTTGGGTTTTGGTTTTGGTTTTGGTTTTGGTTTGGGTTTCGGCTTGGGTGTCGGCGCTACAGCAACCGGCTCCGGGATTACCTCGGGACTAAAAAATAAACTCTTGATCCATTTCCACATTTTCATTACTCCGTAAGTTATTGGATATACGATAGTATGCGATTACCTCGGACTAATCAAGTTAAACACGTCGGTCCAGTTAAAGGGCTGACTCTGCACCATTACGGGCTCGGTTTTAATACCGTCTAGTTTAACGTCAATGGCTTGGTCTGCTCGATAAATGTGCAGTTCGGACTTTTCTAAATTGTTCTTTTGTTTCTTAATAAATATCCAACTACTGCTACGGCTATGTTTGGTTAGCCAACTAACTTGGTGCGGCCTAAGACTGACCGCATTACCCGTAATGAACTTTAGTTCGACCATATGGAACAAACCATTTTCGTCACATATTAAAAGGTCAGGCACTCCCGGGACTGCCGTCGACTCTATCCTAGTGAATATTAGCTTTCGAGACTTCGACGTCTTCGCCGCTGTCTTCATCTGTAGATAAAATGCGGCTTCTCGCTTTGTCGCGGTTGTCGGCATTGTCTATTTCCTCGGGAGTGATATCAATAGTAACCGGAGCATACTGGCTCTTGAGCTCAAGCAATGCTTTTTCGACCTCGTCTTTACTCATGCTGTCTATGCTTCCGTGCCTAACCTCGGACTTACTAACATAGATGTCGCCGTGCGCTTGACCCCGGCGGTACTCGGCTTGAACGGCGGCAGAATATGCACCGTTTTCTATTGCCAAGTCTCGGATGCCTTGCAAGTCTCTAAGATGTCTTTGAAAGGTAACGCCGAACTTCTCGTCGAGCTCGTTACGATAGCTTTTGATAGCATTAACAACATGAGGTGATATGTGCGGGTTAGTTAGTTCGTATGCCCGGGTGTGGGCAGAAGAGGCAGGGTAGCCGGCATTGATGGCCGCCTCTCGTAATGTGATCTGTCCGTCTTTGCTTACCAGTTCTTTAACGAACAGTTCTTGTTTGCGTGTCAGTACAGATTGTTTGTTTACTTTGGGCCGGCCTGCGGTCTTCTTTACAACTACGGGTGCCGACTTCGGCAGTGGTTTCTTCGCCATAAAATACTCCAGTTAATACGCGATAGTTTACCTAAAAACCAATCTATGTATATACCCAAGTAATATTCTTTTTTAATTCTTTTATATTTTGAAAGGGCTTAACGCAGTTTACTGTTTATCGTTACATTTTACTTTATCAACGTGTAACCTTTCGTGTTACCGCGCCAGACCGCTAGTTTGCTGACATCTGCCTCGAAGTTACACCGGTTACACCGGTTACGCCTATATTTCACCTTTTTTTATTTTTTTTAATTTTGGCTCTATATACGTAACGGCGTAACTACGTAACCTTTAGACACAAAAAAGCCCCTCGGAAGGGGCCAATTGGTCAATCTGAACCACGGTTCGCGGTCAGTGGTGCGATACCTAAGCTAATTGTAAATTGTTTATCGAGCATTGCGTCGCGTTCATCGTCTTTAGAGCGTTTCTCGCACCAACAACAAAGGTCGCCTTCATTGTAATTAAGGATGGTGTCGCAACCGTCGCAGTAATCGTGTTCATCGTCTGGTGATGGTTGCGATTTGTTGCGGTATACGCCTTTATTTTCGATGAAGTCGCTGTAATCGTTATACGCATCATCTGAGATACTACAGGGCATGCGGTTCATGTTTTTTCCTTTAAGTAATAAGTTCAGTCATGCATGACGGGCAGAACTTGGCGCTTTGTTGTGTTTCGCCGCAGTCATTGCAGATAGGGCTAGTATCCTTGGATTCATAATTATCATTCATTTCATACTGATCGTCGCCTGTTTTCTTTACGAACCCGGACTTTAGGGCTTTGGCGAGGAGTTCGTCCTCGCCGTATTGAAACCCGAAGCTAGGGGCTTGGTTAATAAACAATGAGGTTTTCGTAAAGGTAGTCATGAGGTTGGTGCCAAGTAAAGGGTTATAGAATCAAATTCTTTCCACTCGCATGACGCGTTTTTATACGTGGTTTTGGAATGATCTATAACAGGGAA